TTATATAGATACGTTGCGATTTTTCCGTTGTTGAAATTGAATTTGCTGTTGAGAAAGTTTTTCTTTTTCCTTTTTATCCATCTCATCTTCAATTTCCATACCTAATAATTCTTCGATTAAGTCTTCATGTGACACTATCGCTTCAGTACCACCAAATTCGTCCAACACAATTGCTAAATGTTTTCTAGAAATAGTCATCTTACGTAATACCCATTCAGCTTTATTGTGTTCATTCACAAATAATGGCTTAGCTGAATAGTTTGTAATTTGATCTTCTTTTTTATTACTCCAAGCCAACAGATATTTAGAATGAAACACTCCAATAATGTTATCAATATCTCCCTCGTACACTGGATACCTAGTGTATGGCTTATTCATAACCGTTTCATAAACTTCTTCGTATGTCGCATTTGAAGCAAATGCCGTCACATTAATTCTAGGTGTTGTATCAACATCTTTTACTTTTAAATTTTCAAAATTAATGACACCTTCCAACCTACTCGTCTCAATTTCATTTAAAGCACCTTCATGTCCAGCAATTGCTAACATTGTTTTAAATTCTTCTTTTGAAAATTGATGTTCTTGAGGTTGGCCCTTAGATAAACATCGATTAATACTGTCCGTCAACTTATTTAAAAGTAATGTGATAGGACGGAACACAATTACACAAATATTAATAATTGGATATACAAGCCTTGTTATTTTATCTGGAAATGTTGCAGCGACAGACTTGGGAATCACTTCGGAAATCAAAATGATAACAACTGTTAAAACAGCTGATGCAATCCCAACGCTAATCCCCCAACGTAAAGCCATAATTGTAACAAGTGTTGGTAATAAAATATTCGCGACATTATTCCCAATTAGAATCGTTGTAATAAACTCACTTGGTTTTTCAAGTAACTTTACAATGCCTTTTGCTTTTTTATCACCTTTGTCAGCTTCAGTTTTAAATTTTGTTTTATTGGCAGCCGTTAATGCCGTCTCGCTTCCTGAAAAGAAAAACGAAATAAATATCAATATAATTATGGCAATGATCACGCGTGTAGTCTCCTTATTGTCATATCTTATTTTTATTGTAGTTACCTAATTCCCGACGTTCTCGTTTAATAAACCAGTTAAAATTCATTATATATAATAGACTTAATAATGATAATTAATATGCATTTTTAATCATAGTTACTTTAATGCATTCATTAGTAAAATGATGCTATAGTTCGACCTGATTGTTACGAATAAATTTACATAATGAAAAATTTCAACAAATTCAGTTTATGACAGAGTTATAATGATTTGAAACCGCTATAATGATAACAACAAGTTTCTCATAAATTTATTCTAATCATCTTTTAAATATCTTTAGACAAGTACTTGTTTACAGATATTCAAATATAGAAAGAAGGATTAACATGTATTTTGTTTTAGCAATATTTACAATCATTAGTGCCAGTGTAAGTTTAGGTTATTCAATTCAAGCATGTGCATCTAGCCATAATATAAATGCATATTATGCACTTAGTCGAAGCTTACCTTTATTTTTATTAGCTATTTTTTCTTTAGTCATTCATAGTGCTATATTTTTGATAACTATATCCATTGCAATGATTTTAGTTCAATTTTTAGATGCGATTGTTGGTTATAAAAGTAATGATGTCTTTAAAACTTACGGTCCATTAGCAACATCTGTAGTGAACTTAATTTTATTAATAGTTTTCTTATTTTAACTCACTTATACAACGAAACTTAATCGAACTATTATCGAATTATCTTTAAAGGATATTTGATGTAGTTTTCAATTAATTTAATAAAGACCAGCACTCTAATGCCACAATCATGTTGTATTTATGTTGTCGCTTTATCTACCATCAATGATTATTTTTTACACCAATCAAAAAATCGGACTGATATAAATAAGTACAAAGCTTATCTATCAATCCGATTTAGTTATAAAACAAAAAAAGCCACAGTAATGTGGCTTTTTGTTATATTCAGTATCAAAATGGTATCAATAACCGTTTTCGACAGTTAAGAATGGCTTAACAACGCGGTTTAAAGCTATCCAATACTACCTTCCATTTCGATTGAAAAAACTAATTTTTAAGGACTTGTTTTTATAGAAACGTTGATTTAATGCGATTTAAAATGAAGTTATTTCTCTTAAAATTTTGAGGCTATTACTTTTTGGTATCAAAAATGGTATCATTTGTAGTTATTTTAGCTTCACATATTAAAACAACCACACTCCTAAATTAATAGGTGGTGTGGTTTTTTTGGTTGTGTGGGTATAAAAATAACCGCATCAATAAAGATACGGTTAAAATAAATCAGTTGCAAATGCATCAAAGATAGATTTAATCTCATTAAAAAGTCGATTGTTCGTTTCATTTAAATCACTAATGTAATTTCTGTGAACATTCTTGCTATATACAGTACTAACCTTATGACACCTAACAAATGATGGAACGTTATTCAAATTTAACAAATTACAAGTTTCATCGTTTACTTCAAAATCATATATAGAATGTCTTTTGCTTTCATCACTTATTTTCGAAATAGGCAAATAAGTGAAATCACAAGGGAATTGATTCTTTTCGCAACCTATTATTAAACCAGGCCTAGATTTAAAAGCAACTTTTGCGCTTTTCACATCATAATAAGGTAATCTTATTTTAACGATTTTACCTATATAGTCATGAGGGGATCTAGTGTGCACTAATAAATTCCTCCTCATCTAAATCTTCAAATTCATCTATATACATATCGTAACTATAATCATATAATCTTATTTTGTTTGCATCTTCTTTGATATCCTCAATTGCGAGATTTCTATACCCTCGTTCATTAGCACTTAAGCCTTTACGGCTATTAAGCCACGAAATTTCTTCGTGTGATTTCTCTCTAAGAGCCCATGTTGCATATTTACCATATTGATAAATAGCATTCTCGATTATAAATTCTTCAGTATCATTAACTTTATTTCTAGAAGTATTGTCTTCCACAAAGTAATCAAATAACCCTCTTAAGGACGGTAAAACTGGACCATGTACCCAACCTTCAAATTGTTCATCGATTATAGCGTTCCCTGTTAAAGCAATAGAAGTTTTCTGGATATAGTACATTAATTTATGCACTTTCATCTCGTCTCCCACTATGCTGTTTCCGGTAATTTCTTGATATTTTGTAATCAAGTTTTGAGCTATAACGTATGTGTTATTAGGTTGCCATTCCATACTAACCACTCCTTTCATTTTTTATAAAATAACCTTTACTTTATTCTTAAAATTTTGTAAGTCTTCCATTGTTTTTAAACGTTGAGCAAAAACATTAGATCTATTGAATTGAGCATCTTCACTTTTATTCATGGCATTCACTAATTTTTCAGCTGCTTTGTTATTAAATTTATAATCTGTAGTAAAACTTTTTGTAGCCATACTACTCACTTCCTCATTTTCATCATTTGTCTATCGGGTATACCTTGTCTACCTGTTTAAAATGTATCATGAAAGTATATTTCCGACAACAGATTTGCCGAATTTCTTTAGTATCTCTGATTTTACTCTTAAATTAATTTGTTCCTAATAACATAAAAAACAACCACCCATACATTGAGTGGTGTAGCGACTGTAATATTTCTATGTTGTTGAGATGTATGTATCAAGTGACGGGCAAAAAGGGTATCAATTGCCGGGATAAGTGTTAAGTTACCAGGCCACTTAACAGGCTATATAGTTCACTCCTACTATATAAAAGTAAGTATAACATAAAAAGCACCCCGTAAACTGTTATACGGGAATGCTAAAGTCATATATACTACGGGGAGTAGTATGAAAACTATGCTCTCTATCGCAAGGAAAAAACACCCAGTGACATGCTTGGGTGAACAAGGATAGATGTAAATAGTTGATGCATGTGTAACACATCATAACAAAGAACTAGCCCGAAGGCTAGCTATAACATAAAAAAATAGGCAAGTACCGAAGTACCTGCCTGTTATCTACATTTAAATCTTGAGAGAAATGTTATCTAAAGAATAATGTTATTATATCACAATACAACATTTAAGCAAACATTATATTAAAACACTTCTTTCACAATCAATCTCTCATGCCATATCCACTCATTATGGTTATTCCAGTAAATACGACACCAACCATCTATAATTTCAAACACATATATTAATGTTCCAGGCGCGTATACAGCTTGCCCAACATCAAATCTATAGTTAGTACGATTATCACCGTATCTAGTAGCCGATGTAGCGCCTAAACCGTCTATTTTCGCATTAAAATAAGCACCTTTTGACCATTTAAGATTGTAAGGCGCTTTGCTTCCAACTGTTATTTTACTTGCAGATTTACCGACCACTTTTTGAGCAGGTGGGTTAATTTTATTTGTGATCTTATTCATTAAGCCCTCACTTTTATATTTAGGTCTAATAAAGTGTGTACAGCCATAGTAATTATCCCAACGTAACTTTGCAGGCGTATTTGCGTTACCGTCATAGTTTTGTTCCAAAATTAAAAATTGATTTGTATTACCGCCATTAAACACTAAACCAATATGACCGTATTGTTTATATATTCCTTTGGTAAATACAGCCACATCACCTATTTGTGGAACAAACGATGGTGTGTTTTCATATACTGTTGCCATATTTTTAAAATCGTTATTGATTGCATCTTTTGCATTCCCCCACATTCTAATACCTAATAGCCAATAAATATAATCAACTGCTAAATCGGCACATTGGTAACCATACCAACCGTCAAAATCAATATATCTACCTTGATACCAACGTAACCTTGCTCTTGCTTCACTGTATGTTTTCATTATTTTACCTCCTAGTATTTTCTTCTTGGTTCTTCATATTCTAAAGCTTGGTGGCTATCACCTATACCTTTAGTAGTCGGGTCTTGAATCACACCAGTTAATACTAAAAATCCTAATATAGCGTTTAAACCGTCTGTTAATTGCTCTGTATAAACTTGAATATCATACCCAATAGCTTTTGTGATGTTTTGAGCAAATAAAAAGATAGCTGACAATATCGCTACCCAAAATGATTTTTGTTTCATTCTAATTTTCCAATTAATCATATTCTTATCTCCTTTTATCCAAAATAAAAAGCCAACCTCGAAAGGTTAGCTTTAAATTAGATTCTTAATAATCTGTCGTATATTACATTTGAAATTGCGTATCCACCTATTTTGTTAGGATGCACACCGTCTGAATACATTAATTCATTAGTTTTAGTTAAAACGAAATTGCCTAAGTTTCTGTATAGACTCACATGTCCTATTTTTAATTCTTTGGCTATGTCACACTGTTTATTACTGTAATCTTCGATTGTAACGGGCTCATTTTTGAATATAGAACCATCTTCCGTGAATAGATGTAACTTAGGTGTCAAATTACTTTCTTTGAAGTTGATTCTGCCTTTTTCGTCGTTGATTCCGATTCTGACATAAGCTGTGTTTTCGTCTTCTGTGTAGAAGCGACAACCGATGTCGCCGATATCAACAGTTTTGTTATTTATTCGCGTTTCAATGTCTTTTATTTTGTACATTTACACACCTCTTTATTTATATTTATCTCTTGTGAAGAAGATACCTTTTAAGCCGATTTGTTTATATAGCTTAGCGATTGTACTAGCTTGATGTTGGCACCACTCTATAGCAGTAGCGTATTGGTGTGTAGCTGGATTCTTAGGATTCCATCTGATTCTGTACAGTGTATTCTGCCCTTTGTTGATGTAATCCTTTCTTACGAAGCCAGCACCGCCCATGATTGCTTTTGCTGGAGATGTCCAACCTTTATTCTTAGCAAATTTCATTGCATAATCAGGGTCGTTGTCGAATGCACCAATACCGAAGTAATTATATGCACCGTATCTACCACTAGCGAAGTTACTTGTTCCGTATCCACTTTCTAAGAAAGCGTGCGCGATCAAATAAATTTCGTTAATGTTGTTTTTCTTACAAGCTTCCGCGAATGCTTTGCCTTGTCCGTCGAGCGTTCCTTTTCCTTTAAGTATTTTGTTAAGCGCACTAACTGAAATGCCTTGATACTTTCCTAAATTAAGCATTTGGTAGCATTGCGTGTTACTTTCCCATATTCGCTTAACATTCATTGCCGAGCTCGTTTGTGCTCGTGTTGCATTAGCCCAGCCCCATGTATGAGATTTTTTCGGGTTACCTCTTGCCATTTGTCTATCCAGTGCTTGCTGGAATGTGAACGGACTTGTTTCAGTAACGATGCTTGGTTTTTTGTCTGACGGAGTGGGTCCTCTTTTGGATGCGCTGTCAACTGATGTTTTATCGCTAATTCGTATCGTCGTTTTTGTCGTTACTTCTTTAATGTTTTCTCGCGTCAATATATCTCGTTTAATGTATGTCTCGAGCATTTTCTTTTTAACTTGCTCATACTTTGCGTTATCTGGTATACCTTGCTTAATCAAGTCGTAATTAATTAAATCTTTCATACTACGCCAAATATTAGGGTCTACCTTTAACGTCGTTTCAGATAATTCTTTATCTGTTCCTGACAACAACCATACACCCCGTATCAAAGCTTGTATTTGGTTCATTAAGAATTGACGCTTACTATCTGTTTGACCACCACATACTTCAATAACTAGCCAATTAGGGTGACGCGGGTCATCAAAATTGGTTGGTCTAGCAAGCCATGTAGCCTCTCTATCGACATATAAATGTGGTATTTCATAATCGCTGATAAACTTATTTCTTTGCGTGTACAGTTCGTCTACAGAACGCATATGCATTGATTCTTTTATATATAATCCTTGAATATCTGAGCGTTCATCTCCCCATACAACGATATGGTCTATAAAGTGCTCTTCTTTATCTAAAACATTGCTGTAAGCAGTGTATTTTACTGTTTTAACTTCTTTAAATTGCGGTTTCTTCGCTTCGCCAGTAATTGTTGAGTCATTGGCTTTTGATGCTGAACTTGTATTAGTATTGCTAGGTTTGCTAGTATCTTTTGAGTATGGAGGTCTGACAAAGCCTGTAACGCTCGCATATCCATGTCTGATTAATGCACCAGGCGAACCTGTCCAACTATTAGAATTAATCCAATTTTGATCGACACTATAGAAATAACTTTTATTAGATGGTCCCACTACGATTGCAGTATGTCCGTCTGAGCCGATTCCATTTCCTGGATGCCAAACTGCTATGTCTCCGGGCTCCGGTACAAATCCAGATGAATAACGATAAAATCGGAAACCCTTAGGATATCTGTAATTAGCCATATCCTTAGCGTTTCCCCACGTTCTAAAACCCCAATATCTACTAAAAATATAGTTAGGTGTATCCCAACACTGGCTGCCCCGGTAATTATCTATATTAATCCTCTTACCAATATTCGACTTTGCCCACTCAGCTACTTCGCTTGCTGTAGGTTTTCGAGTCTTTGGATTAGGTAATCCCATGTATGCACCTCATTTCAATCAAAATAAAGAGCCAGTGCCGAAGCACTGACTCTTAACTGTTATTTACATTTACCAAACCAGAAGCACGCCCAGAAGCTATATCCTAAAATCCCTTTAAGCACGGTAATCACCTCCTTTAAATACCGAATATTGTTTTTAATATTGCTATAACAAACGTACTTAGTATCGTCCCTATTAATCCAAGAATCCACATCTTGATATCTCTAATATTTTTGGCATTTTTTTCCTTATTTTTTTCATCTTCAATCTTATCGCGCCTTAATTCTTCGAAGTTTCTATCTAACTTGTCATAAATTTTTTCTTGTGTTCTTAAACTGTTTTCAATGCTATCTAGTTTTTTAAACGTGTCCTTAGTGTTTTCTTCTAAGCGCATAATTCGCCATTCGTGCTCACGTCGTTTGATAAAACCAAACACTATGTCACCTACTTTGTGTTAAATTAAAAAGCCACAAGCATTACACCTGCGACTTTTCATCTTTTGTCTCTGGATATTTTTCTCCAGTGATTAATGCGTATTCTTCTTTGTCGATTACACCCATATCTACATACCACTTAATTTGCTCGTTTTTGTAACAACCCCACACATAAAAAGTTTTAATGTCCTTGAAAGTTGGATAAATCATCTTAATTTTCTCCATTTAAACGTCCCCCTCTGTATTTGTTTTACCAGCTTTTAGTTCAGTCAACTGTTGTGTTAACATAGCGTTTTGTTGCTTTAATTCCATCGCCAAAATATTTACTTGCGTCACCTGCATTTGCATACTCGCAACCATTCCGCGAAGTTCCTCATCACTCAAATCTGTTGCAGTTTGTTGACTTGGTGTGTTCGAATCATCTTCTTTTTCAAAATTGTTGTTGTATTTAATTTCGCCGTTAGTGAATACAAACTTTCTAGGTTCGAACTCTTCTTTAAATTTTATAGGCACATTATTATCGTCTACATCTAAACTATTGCGTAAACCGCCAGTATTAACGTATCCGATAACTTCGTTTTTATCGTTTACTGTGATTTTCATTATTTCCACCCCATAATTTTGGTTATAGTAACTTTGTTTGCATTAGCGCCAGAACCTGTTGTTCTGCCTAAATCGAAATACACATCGTTATCTATTCTTAAAGTAGTGCTACTTGTTTTGGATAGTAAGCACTCATAAATACCGCCCCCGTTACCGTCTGAGTCAACTACATTCGCTTTACTTAATTGAATTGCGTTAGGTAATGCGGTTAGTCCGAATCCCTCAATAACGCCACCTGGATAAGTTCCACTTACTAATAAAATAGAATAGTTTGTGTATGGTTCGGTTAGATTGATTGTTGTACCTACACCATTTGCTCCACCGTCGAACAATACCGTTGACTTATGTTCATTAGGAACTGTCCACTGTTGCTCAAGTCTGCCGTTTGTGATTGATCGTGTGTAAATCTTTTTAGAGTTATAAGGCGTGAAGTTAAATAGCTTGTTTGTATCATCTTTAACGAATACCGATAAATAACCCTCATAACTTTCAACGCTACCTGGTAAATCCGGCACTCTTGTTGCATAGTAATTACCAGCAGTTAAATATCCCAAATCGCCTTGCGCATTATTTAAGTTAACTTGAATTGATTGACCATTCGCCTCTGTCATCTTATGTTGTTGCCAGCTCGTTGTTCCGAATTTATCATCTACATACTGTTTAGCTTGATTCAGTGTGTTGTTAGATGTTTCTTCAACAAATTGCTTAGTTAAGTTTCCATCATTCTTTTTATAAAACGGGTACCATGTGCCGTAGATTTTGTATTTTGTGTACTCATCGTTTGAATCATCTGGGTACCATGTTGCACGAGCAGTATTATTATCAACAACATAAACAACTAACACACCAGATTTGCTTGATGTATAAGTTGATTCATCGAACGAAGAACCGTCATCAACACCATCTTGTCCAGGCTTCTCTAACGTGCCTATATCCGTCTTTTCTGGCGCATCTGTTGCATTAGTAATATGAATAATCCTAGATGTGTTAACTGCGCTTAAAACGCTATCTATGGACTGCTCAGACGATTCAATTGCTTTACCGTAATCATCAGTAATTTTAGACTTTTGCCAATTGACTGTCGAGTTGTCTTTGACAAGGTCAGCGTCACTGATTTGCTTTTCAATCTCACTCAATCTTTTGTAGATCGCTTGCTCCTTATCAACAATTTTCTGGAACTCGCTATTTATATATTGAACGGCTTTGTCTTGTGTTGTTGTAATCATCTGTACCGCTTCATTTTGTTTGATTTCTAATCTTTGAATACCTTGATTAATACGACTATCAATTTCAGTAACCAACGATTTTGTATCACTTAAACTTTTCTTTAAGTCCTCAACTTCTTCTTTAACGCTTTCTGTTAAGTCCTGAATTGATTTGATATAAACTAACTTCGTTTTACCGTCAAAGTTACTAATTAAATCATTCTCAATATTGAAGCTAAATTGACGCTCTACAATAACGTTATTGCTACCGTTTTGAGTAAAATATGCTTGCGCATGTACTCGACCAGTGTATTTTAAGAACTCGTTTGGGATAACGTATTGCATTCGTCCATTAATTGCATCAACAATTGTAAGTTCATCACTAATATAAGCGCCGTGTTCATCGTCGAAGTTATCCGTCTTAAGCACAATACTAGTCATCGCATTATGTTTGCTGATTGATAACGGCTTATTATTCTTAGTTACTGCAAAATTTAAAACACCAGTTCCTCTATCTGATTCATAGAAACTGATGTTTGTGTCAATAACTGGATTATATTGTGATGTTGTTTGTAACTCGATTAAGTTATCATCTTTCGAAAAATTATCTACTACCATTATTCAACCACCTTTCCCTCGAATAAACTCCATTTACCAACGCCACCAGTACCAAAGTTTCTTAATAAGAATTGGTGGGCTGACGGGAAGTTATTACGTCTTAACACTTGTGTTGTGTTGCCTGGTGTATTCGATTTTACTTCTAATATCCAACCTGCAATACCTTTGAAGTCTTTAGGGAAATCAGTAAACCTCTTTGATTCTTCTGTAGTGATATAGAAGTCTAAACCAACAATTTTTAAATCAGATAGCTTAGTAATGCTTTTCGGAATATGTTCCCAAAAACCTGCACTTTGCGGGTTAAAGTTCCACGAACCGTTGTTTTTCTTGTTGAAAATGTCGATAACACGCTCAAATTTGAGCATATTTCTACCTGTGCTATTTCTAGTGAGTACTTGTCTTACCGCACCGTTATAATGTCCAGGTAATACATCAAAAAACCAACCTGCATCTCTAAATTCTTTAGGCAACGGGAAATCTAGTGCGTTCTTTGTGTCTTGAGAGTATAAGTAGTAATTACCAATTTCAGTAACATCACTTAGATATGCTGGGTTTTGCACTGGTAACGGTTTAACACGTCCACCTGAATCAGTCATCGATACTTGAGGTGCGATGTTTTTTAAGAATTGGTTAACACCTCTTTGGCCGATGGAATAAATTGAGTGATGTCTGTTGTTACCAGGTCCAATAGTTACCCCTATTAAAAGCGCTTTGCGTCCTGTTTCTAGATCGTAATACATATCTAGACCCTCAGCTTCTTGGAAGTCTCCTTTAAAGTTATTATTCACACCACCAATATCGATACGTCGTTTAAATAACAATTCTTTTGTTTTTATATCGAAACCTTGTAAGTAGTTAGGGTTGGCTGTATTCGAATCACCTGTATACCAATATAAGATACCTGCATCATAAGTGATACCTTGCATAGGTTGTGTATCTGAAGTGTATTCCATAGGTATATCCATTTGATACAATACTTTGTCTATACCTTTATCAATATCGTCAGCACTTCTAACCTCAACAAAGTTCAACGAATTCTTAGCTTGTTGCTCAGAAGCTTTATATTCACGTCTAAAAATCATTAAGTTTTCTATAGGATTATAAATTGCTGACGTATATCTATCGTTAAATACATTTGGCATAACGTCTTGCATTTCGTTGCCATAAGTTATTTCTCCAGTTCTATATTGGAAACGTACAAACTTGTTGTTTTTGTTACTGTCCAATACAGCTGAATAAATCCATAATTCTCCATCAATGTATCTATACGCATTGTGTGTACCGTGACCGCCGTTTTTAACAAGCAATCTATCAATAAATTGTCCGTTGGGCTTCAATCTAGATAACATGTAATGATTACCTGGACGAGCTTGCGTCATATAAATAATTTTCGTTCTAGGGTCTACCCAAAATGATTGCATTACTGCATTTGTATATGGCGATAAATCAGTGATAAATTCCGGTTCTTGCTCTTTTGGTTCGAATCGGTATTCTGTCGCTCGATATTCTTTATAGTGTTCATCTACAGCTTTCTCAACCTTTTTAGTGAAAGCATCTAGTGTTGAATAATCATGATACAAACGATCTTGCAATGTCTTATGACCATAACCTGTATTATCAATACGCGCGTCTTTTACTTCATTGATACCGTCGCCGTTATGGCCTAGAATCATATTGCTAAAACGGCCATTTAAATACGTTAAATAATCTTCAACACTGTCATTCAAGTATTTAATTTGTTTCGCTGAGTGTGCGTATATTTCTTCTTTTTGATGGTATATAAACATTTTCTCAAGTTTGCTCATACCTTCATCTAACAAGCGATAGTTATACTCATGTTGAGCAACTATTTTCCGACCTGTCATTGAATGTAAACTTGTAATTAATCCGTAAGCCATTGGTTGCCTCCTTTAGTCGTAAAAACTGTAATAATCCTTGATTAACTCGTACATAATAACCTCGTGACCTTTTTCGTTAGGGTGTAAGCCGTCCTCCATGCTCGCTTTCCTAAAAGCTGGATTGTATGGCTTAAAGTAATCTGTGTGATATGCGTCAAACACTGGTACATCTAACTCACTACAAGCTAATATTTGAGCGTTTACATAGTCCTCAAGTGTTAACCCTAGTTTGTTTTTGTCCGTGTCTTTACGGCGTATTGTTGTACCACTCATAGGGCATTGTCTTGTAGCTGTCATCACTAGTATTTTTGAATCTGGATTATTCTTTCTAATAACTTCAATTGCAGAACAAAAGGCACCGTAAAACGTTTTTGTATCCGTTTTATCAGTGCCTATCGGTACGCCTGCCCAATAACCGTGTAACCAGTCATCATCAGTGCCTTGTAATATGATTAGGTCTCCTCTTATTTGCTCTGCTTGTCTATAAATGCTGTTTTCTACCGCTTCTTTACCTATTGGAACTGTTGCCATTGTTGCGCCACCTCTTGCAAGATTAGTCGTTTTAGCTTTCAATTTCTTGCCTAACATTTCTGTGAAATTAGTTTTTGCGTGCGACCCTCTAGCTACAGAGTCGCCAATCGTTCCAATTGATTTGATGTTTCTTATACTTGATTGACTAGTAAAGTCGTACATGATCGTACCATTAGCAGTTGTAACTGTTTTAGTATTCATCTTATCGACTTTAGCGTTTATTTTTTCATTCTGCTTAACCAATTCATTATTTATAGATAAACTTGCGTTAACTTTTGCGTTTAATGCTTTTAGTTCTTTAGATGGGTCTGATTTTGTAGATTTTACGCTTTTAACATAATTTGCAGCATCATGAACTGCTTTGTTATAACGATTACGCCTTGTAAAGTCTCCTAATACTACATCTTGCTTAGTGATATTATTGTACGCATCTCTATGTGTAGTGATTTCGACTATTCTCACTAAGTCGTTATATCCTATGGCAGAATCCACCACTCTAACAACATCACCTATTTTAGGGTTAGCTTCTGGGAAATGTTCACGTAACGCTACAAAGTCTAAGGAAATGGAAGCAGTGACACTTTTCTTTATCACTAGCTCCATTGCTTTTTTTAAACTATCTTCTTTTTTAATACGTCCATCAACAAGTGGTGGCGCTTCTCTTTTACCTATCAATTGTGCTAATGGATGAGTGAATTCAATTTGTAGTCCCGCTTCTGCAAAAGTCTGTTGTTCATCAAAATCACCATAACCTTTAATAAAGGTATAACATTTAGATGCATCTTCTTGTATTTTGACGTTATCAGCATTCACACCAGCTTTAATGTAATAATTGGCAAACTTAGATAATTCATCATACAAATGAAACGTTTTAGTCTTTGCATCGTATTCATATTCGAGGTGATAACGCTCAAGTCCTTTTTTAAAGATTTCTAATCGTGTATCTCCTTTGCCTAATCCCTCGAATTTAGATGCATCTACTTTTGGATGTAATACATACTTATAACCCGTTCCTTTAAAGACAGTATTGAAGAACTCAACGCCTGTAAAACTTTCGTTATACTCTTGGTAAATCCTAGAATTGTTAAGATCATCAAGTTCTTTTTGCCTAGCTTTGATATCAAGCCTTATTTTTTCGCCAATAGTAGACTTATCAAGTATGACAATTACATATTCGTTGAAATCATCTTCACCTTCAACATGAGTGATCGTCCACATTTTAGTGATAGCACCTATTGCGTCAAACGTACTCGCGTTTTCAATAATTGTTAAATCCAAAGAACTATCTTCATTTAACTTTTTACTGACTTTAGTACTAATGTTAATTGCATGCCCTACACCTTGTAAGCTTTTTAATAAAATTGGCATAGGCTACTCCTTATCTAAAATATAATTTGTGTCTAAATGTAATTTGTTTCATTACTTTATTAGACTTGAATCGATTCCAACCTGGATATAAAACCGGTTGTTCTAAAGTTTTATTAAAAGAATCTATATTTAAATAACCTCTATAGGTATGTTTACCGTCAAAAATTATTTTATCTCCGGCTTTTAAATCAACTTCCTTAATAACTGAGATATTTCCTTTATCTGTATAGAAAGTGAATCCATCCTTATCATTAGCTTTAACATCTTCAGCTAACTCTATTTCAACTATATTAAACTGATTAAACTGTGTTAAAGGAACATCACCGTTATAATAAACTTCTCCAGAGTTTGTGTTGTAAAATGTCATTTGACGCCTCTTATCACCTTCGTTTGTAGGCAATCTATCAGGTACCGACCATTTTTCAGGGTCGTTATTACTTTCAAGATCAGTACTATAACCGACACTTTCAAAGTATGGTAGTTCGGTTGTTTCAAACGACAAAGAAAATTCCCCTGATGTTTGTGTTGTGTCAAAAGAAACTTCACTTACTAGTCCTACAAAAAGTTGTCGTCCATCAACATAATCAAGCTCAAATGCTTGTTTGTCTTTTGGTATATCTAATATATGCTCATACTTAATTGAATTGTCTGGTGTAGCTAATTCCCTTAAATAAAAACGTCCAGCAAATAGTGCTTGGACGTCTGACTTTAAATGTGAAGCATAAGCAATTTTAGGTACTTTATACCTTAACTTAAGCTCTACTTTTTTAAGTTCTTCTTTAGCAAAATTATGAAATCTACCATCGATACCTTCTATGTCAGAATAGTTACGATGATAGCCTGCGCCTGTAACGTTATATTCAACTACTTCCAAGTGATTATAAGTGAAAGGGTTGTCACTGACGCGATACTGCGAACCATTCCTTATTACTTCTATATCGTGCGCTATCAACTAACAAACCTCCCTTATAATAAGTTGAAACTTCCGTCTATAGCGTCTATATCATCAATGCGTGATTTGATTAAATCAAGGTCCCCCTCGTTTCTAATAGTTACATTCACAATAGGTCTATTATTTTCTTTTAAGCTATGTTGAACATCGCCAGTCATGTGTCTGTCTATAGAAGTACTTACGGGATCTACTATACTATCTGTAAGTGTAGATGATAGCTCTTTATTAAAGGCACTGCCAAAGTCTGTAGCAATAACTTTAGCTTGTGATACTGCTAAACCTTTGCCTAAACCGCTACCCCCACCGTGTCCACTTACGAATGAAGTTACAGAGTCCCATGCAGATGAAATTGCATCGCCTACTGCACTAACAACTCTGTGCGCAGCATTGGCTACACCCTCAGCTACTTTGCCGATTAATTCTGCACCAGCATTTAAGAAGTCGCCGAAGAAACTTTTAATCTTACCAAGTGCATCACTCATGCCGTCACCTACATTTGAGACAACTCTTTTAAACCCATCAGCTACTTTACTTGCGAAACTTGTAACTGTATTCCAAATATTAGAAACCCATTCAGAACCTTTTGTGATAATAAAGTTTAGTGCTTGTCCCATTTTTTCAGCTACACTCGAAGCAACTCGACTGAACCAGCTTGTAACAGTATTCCATATACTACTAACAAAATTAGTGATTGTACTCCATATCTGTGACCAACTTGTACCAAACATAGAAAGTGTTCGATTCATTACGCCAGTTAAAAAGCCGATAATTGACTCCCAAACTGATTGCATGTATTGCCAAATCGTATCAAGCACATTGGTAACTGTAGTTTTAATAGTCTCCCAAGCACCTGAGAAGTCGCCAGTAAGCAACTGAATCAAAGCAGTGAATAAACCTACTATGATTTGGACTGCTACGGATATCACTGTTCCTATGGCTTGGAACGCGATTGTAATTAACGTCCACAAACCTTGTATGATATTCATAACGTTTGTGATGATACCTATGACTAAAACACCTAAAACTTGCATGAATATTTGACCTAACATTTGCAAAATAGGCATGATTGGCTGTAATGTTGATTGAATTTTGCCCCACAATTGAGTTAACCAATCTACTACACCTTGAATCGCACCGGAAACTGCTGTTTTAATACCGTTCCAAGATTCAGTTATTGTTTTTCTGAAATTCTCGTTTGTTTTCCATAAATAAACAAGAATGCCAATGAATGCGCCAATTACGGCAATCACTGCTAATACTGGCCAAGAAACACTTGTGAAAGCACCAGCCAATAAACCAAACGCTTTACTTACCAATCCAGTTATTCTAGTTAAATCCAGTATTCTTTTGACAACGTTCAATAAAGTCATACTAAACACATTACTTAATACACTGCTAACAGCTGCGATCGGAGCCATTAAAGCCCAAAATACGCCACCTAAAATACCCATAACACCGATAATTTGAGCGACTGCTGGGTGTGTTTCGAATAGTTTGGCGATAAATCCAGCTAAATTAGTAATGAAATCTAGTAATTTACTAGCTATAGGAGCCATTGCAGTACCAAATGCCACTAACGCTTTTACGATATTACCGATTAACTGCATAATAGTAGGACCATTCTCTTGAACATAACTTATAAAGTCTTTAAACCCTTGTGATTGACCTACTTGTTCTGACCACGCTCTAAATTGAGAGGTTAACTTAACCAGCCAATCAAATATGTTTGAACTGTTTTGTCCAAAAGCAATCATTAAATTGCCAATTCCAGAAAATACATTACCAAATATTTGCCCTAATTTAGGCAAGTTTGTCTTTGTGTATTCGATGAATGCTTGTATCGCATTTTGTCCTGCTACACTGTTAGCCCAGTTCTGGAATTTTTGTCCTAAACTATCTAAGCCATTAGCTACCCACAAAAATAATGGTGCTAATTGAGTGAACACATTCACTAATCCATCACCAAAACGACCTGCCGCGCTTAATAAAGCGTCAAACGTCTTAACACCTGTTGTATTCATCATGTTAAAGAACTTTTGTGCTGTTTGGCTATTTTGAGCCCATTTCAATACTTTCTGAGAAGCTTGTTCCATAGATTGAGCTACGCCAGATATAAAAGGTTTTAATGCAATTAAGGCTGTTTTAATTGTGTTTAAACCATTCGCTAATGTGTTGAATATTTGTGCTTGATTTTGTTTGATGATATCTTGCCAAGTTGTTTTAACACCATTTAAAGCCGATTGGTAAGCTTGTGTTTCTTTAGTTACTTGTAACGTTCCATCTTTGAGCATTTTAATAGCACTAATTGCCATAGAACCAAATGCTACTGCACCTGCACCAGCAATACTGAATGCCCCAGCTAATCCTAGAACGCCACCACCTAATACACCAACCGAATTAAGTACCGCCATTATCGCAGGTACTAAGCCAGCAATTACTGGTATTAAAGCTTGTATACTAGCGATCATTAAACCTTTAACTTGTTGTGCAAAAATAGTACCAAATGTACGTATTTTAGAAGCCAAAGCGTCCATTTTTTCGCCGTATTCGGTTAAGGATTTGTTTAGCGCTTTAGTCAGTATTTGAGCTTTTGTCATACCCCTTGTATCAAAATTAACTTTTACTGTTTTGGTGTGCAATGTAGCTAACATTGTTCTGGCGCTAGTAATTGCACGTTTTAACGGCGAATTATTACCATCAATCTTAACATTATGCTCTCGCCATTTTTGTGCCATAGCTTTAGCCCGCTGTAAAGCTCTTTGGAATCTTGAAATATCCGCTTTTACATCTGTTTCAATTTCATTTGGCACTGCTGTTTTTGCTAATCGTTGAGCTTTCCTTACGTTATTTTGAAAGTCTCTAATATTAGCCATGATCTTTGCCATAAAATGAGTATCCAAAAGCTAACCTCCTTTCGATTCAAGGAATTTTCTCGTACCTTCTTTGAACATGGCACGTTTTCTTTTTTCGTCTGCTAATCTAGCCTGTTGTACACGTGCATAGCTACCAGGTTCTCTTATTTCGTAACGCTGTTTCTCAACGTCACGAGCCATTCCTGTTAACTTTTTAGAAGCTTGTACTAAGCCATTAGCTTGCGCTTGTTCGATAACTAGCTGTCTTTGGTCTAAATATCTATCCTGACCACCAATGAGCCAATCACGCCATTCAGTAGGCGTTAAAGCTAACAGTTCATGCTCAGGAATGTAACCTAAGTATCTAGCTGTTAATTGTCTTACTTTTGAGTAATCGTGTAAGGTTCTGCGCCCATGATTTCCTTGTAATTCTCTTTCATCATTTCTACACCCATTTTTGTCATCTCTTTGTCGTCGCTCTTCGACATGCTCACTGCTTTGTGCAACGTCATCCAGTACGAGCGACTCTCTCTCTTGAAAAAACCACTGTTGTTAAGTTTGTCTAAAGCACCTTGTAATAGTGGTAAAGTGTCTTCGCTCTCAGTAATGAAATCATCAATTGCTTTTTCTAACTGTTCGCGAGTTGGCGGGTTTTTTAGGTAAGCTGTTGCACATTCCCAAAACTGCAAAATCGCTTTGTTACGAGATTCTAATAAGCCATTGAAAATAACATTAAATCCTGGTGTCGTTCCTTTTCTACCGTTTTCATCAGTGGTTTCTTGTGAGAACTTTTCTGCTTTTTGGTCAAATGCAAAAGATACTTTCGCTTCTACTTCGTAATCTTTTTCTCCGTCGTTAATTTTTAATGTTGTAATTGGATTAAATTCAGTCAAAATGTATACCTCTTTTCAAATTTTGTATAAAAAAATAGGGAGCGTATGCCCCCTTGATCTATTCGTTTACAGAGAATGGTCTTCCGTGTGTGAATCAGATACAACACTAGCTTTCTTTTGATTCTCGAATGTTCCGACTTTTTCGCCGAATTTTTCGTATTCAACTGTAGGCGCACCTGCAGCTTCAAACCACTCTTTCGGCAAGTTATCTTCAGCACCTTCTGCTGTATTCCATTTAATTTTTAATGTTAATTCAATTTTGTTGTCTTCATCATCAAACGACATTTCAAATGATTCAGGAACAGCATAACCAAACACACCATGATATTTACCATCAGCACGTTTATTACGCTCATAAAGCCATAAGCGTACTTGTCCGCCTGTTTGTACTGCATGCTTCATTGCTGCAATACCTTTGTCTCCTGGCACGTTGCCAATTGTCAATTTAACTTCTTCTGACATTGCGTTAGAAGAATAGTCCGTTTTACCGCCTCGTACTATTTCAGCTAAATCATTTTCAATTGTATGTCCGCCCTCTTGTAAGTCAGCTAATAATAAAGATTCTACTGGATCTAAATCTGTTTCAGCTGGACGTACAACCGCTAAATAGTTTTTTTGCGCCATTTAATACACTCCTTCGTTTTTCTTTTTATGTCTGTACTTAAATAAAAGCCGTATCGTGCCATGCTTAGTAAACCTATCTATATCAGGAAATACTGCTTGACTATCGATACGACTAAATTGAAATTCATAATTATCTATTTCTATAGGCCTGTTAAGCACGTAGCCTATCGCGCTTAAAATGAGCTTAGCCTCGTATTGTGTAGCGAACTGTGAATACACATGTATGACAATACCGACTGTTTCTCTCATTGTTGCGCTAGATTCGTTGTTAGTGACGTTTGATTCACCCACAACAATATATGGGTAAACAGCGTCATCTTGAACAACGTCAAAGACCCTATCATCAACTAGTTTGTTAATGTTAGGGTCTGAGATTAATCTTTTATATATTTGATTTGTAAGTTCAGGCTCAACTGATACCCACATATTTAACCACCTCTATGAAAAATACTGCTCGAATGTCTTGCGTCCTACGTCAATTGCAGGGTTCCAAAACGGTTGTGGCGCTTGTCCTTTAGTAGTATGCCATTTACCGTTAGCGTCTTTATAACTCCACGGTATCTTTTTAGCGCGACTACCTTTAGTGGCATAAATACCTGTGCCGTACTCAATGTATAAACTGTAATTCGCACCTACATTGATAACTCCAGTTAAACCACTATTTTCAAACCGAAAATCTATACTTTCTTTCAAGAAACCTGAGTCAACAGGAGCTAATGCGACAGCAGTGTTATATATCTTCATCGTTGTTTTAGCGATACCTTTTTTAACCCACTCTTCTATTTTCTTATCGAACTTATCCAATTCAACAACCATGCTATCAGCACCATACTTAACCTTTGCCATATGGCACCTGCTTAAGTCGTAGTAACTTAATTTCATGTTGTCCGCCCTGATCTACAGAATCACCTATAATACTAAAGATTCTACCCTCATACTCAAATAGATTGTTTTTAGATATTGGCAAGTCATAAGGTACGTATAGGTTTCTGTCGTATTCAAGGGACATTTGATGAAATTTTAGTTGTTCAGATGTAGTAGGCGTATCCATAAATCCATCAATTGTTTTATCGCTTACAAAGCGCTCTTGTATAATTGGATACTCTCCTACTTTTTTGATACTTCCAATAGAAATAGTGTGAGGGAATTCGTCGTACGGGTTAAACACAAACAACACCTCTATTTTATAGGCCTAAAAGGATGAAACTTCGCTCGTTTATACCTGTTTAGTACCCCACTAATGTAGTCAGGAACACCATCGTTATAAGTGTACGATACTGTCCCCATGCTTCTAGATTTTAAGTTTCTTTTAACCTCAGGACGTTGATAATACTCTAGAACGTCTGCGACATACTTTTTGATTGAGTAAGGATAAATAACTTGACCATCTTTCATGAAATCATTGTTTGTTATATCCCTAACATCTTCTAGTATTCCGTCAACTTCCATCTTAAATATTTCTTCTTCATCACTTTTAACTTCTACTCCATTTTTCTTGAGCAAAAGTTTAACATCTTCATAAAGAGTCATTTTTATCACTCGCTCTTATCAGACGTAGTACGGCGTGATTTAACCTCTTTGTAACCAACAAGACTGTAATAAGAGTCAAACGCCTTCTTTGTAACAGTAATGGTCACATCGTCTTTTTTTACCTTAATCTCTTCTGCAGGATTAGCCATCATATCTCCTCCTATTCAGTTGGTTTAAGCGTTGCGAACGCTTCTGGTTTAACGTTCATGTATGCAATATGCATCGTCGCACGTAAAGCGAACATATCACGTTCGAATAATGATACCGGTTGATCAGATGCATCAGATGCTTGTAATGTTGTTAAAGTTGCATCCTCTGAAATCGCATATTCGATACCTTGTAAGATACCATAACGTGCGTAATCCCAGTCACCCATTAGTGCTAACGATTTCTTTTTGTCGTATACATCCGCTCCAGTATAAGATAGTGGTAATCCCATAATCTCGTTCCCGTTAGCATCAAATAATGGTCTGTCATTAGCATCTAAAGCATTACGCATTTTACTTCTGAATGAACGTGTAGTTAATACTCCGTTTGGATCTAATTCTTCATCTTCAATAGTAGCCATTAACGCTGAAAGGTCTACGTATAAATCTTTAGAATCATTAACCACATTACCTTTCTCTTCTGCACCTGTTACAAGTGGTTTACCACTAGTTGAAGTGTTATAAGGTGATTTAGTACCAAAGATAACAGCTTGGTCAAACGCTTTGTAAAATGCCTCTGCAATTAGAGGTTTAACCTCATTAAAGAAATCTTTTGCAGTCCATTTAAGAAACTCTTTTGATAACGGAATAATTACACCAATTTTCTTAGCTTCCATTTCTGCTTGTGCATATTCAGGCTTAGAAGTTTGAATACGTTCCGTTTCTGATACCCAGTAGGCGCCTACACCTTTAGCTAAGTAAGTAAATTTTTTCTTTTGTGCTGTCATTGGCTCATTTTTAGCTAATTTCATAATTGCTGAATTAGCAATAATGTCTTTCATGATTAAAGTACCTTGTTCTGCTGGAATAACGCCGTTTTTAAAATCCGATAAAATAACATTGCCTGGCGTGTATGTTGGAGTTGCCATATTTTATTACCTCACTTTATTTTCTAATATTGATTTCTTTCGCCATTTCTTCAATGGACTTTACATTTGAAGAGTCTAAACCTTGATTTTGTGATTCTTTAACATCTCTTCCACTCGATTTAAATTTAGACTCAACACCTTCTTGAACATACTTGTCAAAAGTTTCTTTTAAAGCTTTTAAGTTTTGCTCAGTATCTTCATCAGAGTCGCCTAAAAATCTATCAACTAAGGAGGTTGGTAAATTTAGTTCTTGCGCTTTACCCAATGCATTACTTCTTAGTTTTTCACGTTTTGCTTCTGCATCACGTTTTTCTAACTCTTTTTCAAGAGCACTAATGCGTTTTTGTTCTTCTGATTGTTCAGGATTACGCTTCTGTACTTCTTTTTCGATTAGATTCTCTAGATTTTTTTCTTTCCACGACTCTAATCCTTTCGAATGATAACGATCTAATTCAGGTTGAATGAATCGTTTACCTTCTTCTGTATCTAAAAAGCCTTTAACGTCATCAACTGACACCGTCTTAAGTCCATTTAGATAATCTTTTACTTCTTTATCGTCTTTGTGTTCTTCAAAAAAAGACTTAACTTCTTCGATATTCATATATCAAAACTCCTTTTTGCCCTTTGCGTACCGTAACAGTCCGAAAAGTGCATAATAAAAAGCAGTTTAACGACATGCTAAGGTCGAGTAGTAAGGTGATAACTTATTTAAAAGTAATTACCATTTTCTTAACGTTGTTTTTGTATTCTTTGAATTTGTTGAAGTCTACATCTCCCTCTACTTCTATGAAGCAAGTGTCAGGACTATACGAAGCTATAACATCATAATCTGAACCGAATTCCGATTCCTTTTTCTTCGGTAAAGCGTCGTATTTTTCAGCTTTAATAAGCAATTCGTTGTAATCCACCAAATCAATATTCACTGTATTACGTTCCATTTTTCAACCACCTTTTCGCTTATATTCCTCCCACTCACGATAAGTCATGAACGGGATAACTTCATTTTTACCATCGTCATTACGCGCTCTCATTACAGTTGGTAATTCATCTTCATCAATGTAATAAAGTAATTTGCAACGACAATTAATATTCTCTTTCGCACTGTTTACACCAATAAATAGCTTGGGCGCCTGCCCAACACACCCACTTGATTTAAAATTCTGATCTATTTCCACTGATTCCCCATCTAAATGACGATGAGTATCGCGTGTTCGTGTATCTTTGGTAGCATGCCAACGTTTCTTCATCTTCAAACCATTATCTTTAGCAACCATTGCGCTATCTAATCCAGCTTGAGACATCGCTCTGCCTGCTTCTGTACGAGCCACACGCAATGATTGAGCTTTAGACATGCCGATATCATCGCGTATTGCTTTTGCTATCTTAGAGTACCCCTCCCCGCTCATAATGCCTTGTGTAATGTGCATGCGTATCTTTTTCAACACTTCATCACGATGTTTTTGTAGTGTCGGCATTAAACGAATGAACTCGATGGGTTGTTCAATAGCTGATTTGATTACCTCTTTACTTGGAACATCAAACTGCATAGATGTTTGACTCGCCATTTCATATAAATAAAGGCTCATAAGGAACTTTTCGATATAAGCATCTTCCTGTGACTTCTGAATCATCTTAGCTACTTGCCTATAGTCATCAGTCAACATTGTACCTATACGAGTTAACTCCTTATTGAGCCTGTTGTATTTATTGAATTCAGTCCATGTAACATATACATCATCACTTTGATACTTTTCAAACATATCTGCGATGATTTGTTTTATCTCTTTAAGTCGATTAGCAAATAGTTGTTCTATTGGTTTTTCTGCTTTAGAGATTAAACCCTCGATATACTCATCAATATCATTCTGATTGGTTATTTTGGGATTTGTCATTTGGGTCACCTTCATATACGTCAGGTAATTTGTCATTAAATTCAAGACTTTCTTTTTCCATTTCGTCTAATTCGTAATCAACATCATCAACTAGTTGTGATTGTCCTAACCTTGTTCGTTCTGAAACTTGTCCCTTCAGGTTAATTAGCACTTGTGATTCTTCTAACTTATTAACTGGAATGTTACGAGTGAACTTAAATATCAGGTTTAAATAACTATCATCATCCAAGTTGTACCCTTTACGCTTTAATGCAGATAAAATAACTTTGAATTGGTAACGTAACATCGCTGTCATCTTACGCTCAAACGTCATACACTTGTTCTCTAAAGCCATAAGCTTAAGTTTCATTCCAATGATAGGCACATTTCCATTAAACTCGTCAGAATTAAAGTTTACTGACTTTGCAAAACGCATGATATTCTTTTCGATTCGATCTAAATGGTTCTCAATCATTGTGTCATTTACGTCTTTTGTTAAGTATTTAACGTCCATATCTTTGTCGAACAACTCAAATGCGCCACTCTTTTGTGTTTCTTGAATCATTTCTTCGCTCATACCCATACCGCGTAACACAAGGTATGCTAAACGTGTCTGACTAATCTCACTTGATGCATCGCTCATTGTTAAATCATATGCGTCAATTAAGTGAATAACTTTTTCAGCATCTCCTATCATCTCTTTGTTGTTAGGTACACCAAACAATGGATTGTAATCAAATAAATGTTCATATCGTCCAACTTCTTGCAAAGCGTCAATACCTTCTCCTCGAAATACATAATAATAAGTATTATCGTAAAACTCTGCGTACACATAATCAGCGCCATTATCATCATCTTTTTCATAAAAGTAGCGCAATGAGTATGTAGGTTCTAAAATATTGTCGCCAACAAAAATAACATTATAGGGATCTATATTCTTAATCCTAATATCACCATTCGTATCAATATATGCTAACCTAGCACCATATCCGCAAATTGCTGCCATTTTACCTATTTCAGAATCCTCATCATCAACACTATTTCTAATGGCAAAGTTGGTTATAAACTTTTTCAACTTTTCGTTTTTTTCTGCGTTTTCATCTAAATCATAAGTAACAGGAACACCATGTAAATAACCAACACGTGTATCAACAATTTCACTGTCAAAAGAGTTGTTAAGTTTGTTATTAACAGACACGTCTAATCGCCTTACATTTCCGCCGGTTTCAAAATCTTCTTTTTCTTCAATTGGCCGACGTTTGAATATTGGTACATAATCAATATGTGTCTTGTATCTATTATAGAGATTAACCATTCTCTCTCTATCGTCTTTATGTGACTCTATTAGAGCCTCAATATGCTTAGGCAATATTCCTTGTGCTTCAATATCATCTATTAACTTATACAATGTCATTTCCCCCTCCTTAATCGTTCGGGTTTAGTATGTGTGTATATGGCATATCTTAACGAGTCCAACACATCATCAAATTCTTTTATAGGCTCTCCGTTTGTAGGGTGCCAAACATATTTAAATACCTCTTGCTTAAACCTGTCCATATTATCATATAGAACAAGTAGCTTGTTTTGTTTGAACAACTTAGCAACTTCCTCTACACCCGATAGTTTACTTTTATCAGCGTTAATTGCACGTAATCTATGTCTTCTAAATTCAGTGATGTATTCAGGTCGTGCAGTATCGCAGTAAAAATTAATATTGCCATATCTACTTACAATATCTTTTGCAATAACCACCCAATCATCAATAAACTTAAATTGGTGTGCGTGCTCCTCAATAAAATAAAAGTTACCATCTATACCTCGTCCTATTAACACAATAGATCCATAGTGCTCGTAACCCCAGTCGACACCAGCAAAGTATTCTTTGATAGGTATGTCGTCCAGTTCATCTGCTTTAATCGTATTCTCATTCAAATCAAAGTCGGCATATACTACACCGTCACCAGACACCCACATACCGTTGATATTACGTTCATAGAACATACCTGATGGTGTTGAAGCCTTAATAGACTCTTTATATCTATCATTAAGAAAGTTATTGTCATCGAGCTTAAATTGGTGACTCAGTATACCTGCTTTAGGATCTGTATTTTCAATATAATCTTTCAACAACCAATGCTCGGGATGGTCAGGGTTGGTATCTACCAATATTCTTGCACCAGTTCCACTACAACGTGACTTAATCTCGTCAAACACCTCTTCATGCGCTAACGACGCTTCATTGATATATGCACCAAACGATGTCATACCACGTATAGCTCCTATACCACTTACTTTACTGTGACCTGTCTGAACCACTTGAACGCCAAATAACATGAATGAATTATATTTATCAAAATTAAACTCAATGCCATATTTGTTAGTTAACTCTATTAGTACGTTTTTTTGAATCGTACCTAATGTTGCACCAGCAAGTATATATTGAGGTGTCTCAATTCCTTCTTCGTCTGCTATCTTTCGCACACGCATTAACTCACGTAAAAATAAGTCATTGTTTAATATTGTTTTACCTGTACGCTTTGCTCCGTGATTAATTAACATAAACCAATCTTGTTTTTGCGTTTGCTTCAATATTTCAATTTGTTTGTCCGTATATAAAGATTTAAGTTTATTCATTGACGATCACTTCCGTTATTGCGTCGTGAAGTTGTTTGATTTTATCTTCTGTTCCACTGTCACCTTTATCTATTTGTTCAATCTTCTTCTCAAGCATCTTAATTTCAGTTTCTATTTTCTTGTTAGCTAAAACTTCGTTACCTAACGTCATTCTATTCATACCATCTAAACTAGCGAGGAATGCATCAGCTGTCGCTTTCTTCACTCCCTCTATTTCAATGTCATTCTTAGCTACATTCTTTAGCCACTCATATTCTTCAAAGGCCTTTTGGCGTGTCCATTTTGATTGTTCAGCTACTTCTTGACGCAATTTTTCGTACCTTCCGGAAACCTTCCGATTTTTAAAAAGTGTACTCGCTTCTTTATCTAGATATTCCCCACTCTTACCTTTAGTCGAATACCCTGCGTCAATATATGCTTTCCGTTGGCTCTTGCCCTCTATGAGTCCTAGCACAAACTTTTCTTGCTTCGGTGTTAATTTAATCAATTGTTTTCACTGTATCACACGCCTTTACGTTAATTACTCTTGTTATTTTTTAAATATAAAAATGCCCCTACATCTCGTGCAGGAGCTACGTTCAATAAATGTGAAAGGAGGAAAATAGTTATGACTCAAAATGCAAGAATTAAACTACCCACCATATAGGCAGGTAGTAAGTGATTAATAGCGTAACATATCATCTTTTATATGTTTGTCACTTCTCAATCACATCGATGAGAACATCTGTTGTGGCTATTACCCCACGTCTTAAGATAATTCTTACAATATCATAATATCTCGTTTTAGGTGTCAAAAACTGTCATTTTACTGTCAATTTTAGTATTCCCCTAATTCTTCGGCTAGTTTAGAAACTATCTTCTTCTTAATTCTATGCGCTGTACTTTCAGAAATGTGTATGTCATAACATACCGCAATCAAAGTCTTTTTGTTAAAATAATACTCTTGAATGAATTCGCGTTCTTTCCTACTTGATGTGTTGATTATACGTTCAATCGCACTCTTAAACTCAAGGATTTTACCTCTTCGTATACTACAAAGATAATTAGTTACTGCCATTTCTGTTTTCGATGTATTAGACGGTACAAACTCCCCGCCTATATTTGTATCTGTTGGAATCCACGGTGTCATTATTTCACTTCTTAAATCTTCGAGTTGCTTATGATAATTAGGATAATCACACAACTCATCTTCTAACTTTCGAACTGTTGATAATTTTAATCCATATTTCTTTTTAGTCATGAATACCCTCCATACAAATATGTTTAATCTTCAAAATGTCTCAATCTACTTCTTAATATTTCTATCTCTCGCTCTTTAACTTTCACATCGCCTTTTAACTGTTCAGCTTGCAACATCACACCAAACAATAAGATGACTAGTAATATAATTGCTATGATTAACCACATCATCTACTCCGATACCTCCGCCCTCATCAAATCTGACTGTTCGCTCAACTTTGCGAAATCACTCGGCGCCTCTACATCATCATTAGCCGTCATCATAATATATACTTGCTCAGTTACATACTTACCTAGCTCATACATCGCTAGTAAGAATAATAGTCTTAGTATTTGTTTAATCATCGTCCGCCTCCTCAACATTAAGCCCAACAATATATCCTTTATTCAATACAAGTTCTCTGCCATAATCTTTTTCTATCGTTAAATAGTCATCATCATTTCTAAAATCATCCAAAACAAATACCATTTCTTTAAATAATTCATCTTCATGTAATATCAAACTACTACCGTCATATAATAAAATTCTCAGCTGATTCATTTCCCACACTCCCTTATATTTTCAAACAACTGACTCGCTTTAATAATTGCATCCCTTTTAACTTGTGCCTCATACTTCTCTTTTGCTTCTTCTTTATTCTCTGCCTCAACAACTGTAAACGTCTGATTATCTCTAGCCACAGTAATATGTTCATGTGGTAGTCCTGTTGAATCTTTGAATGTTGTGACTAAGTATTGTGTCACTTCCCCAAAACCTCCTTGACTCGATCTAAGATGTCTTTACACGTATCCTTTTCCTGCGTCTGCTGTTCCATCTTGTCTTTCATGATTCCTTTTCATTTTCTTTTTGTATGCGTCAATGAGTTGGTCGATAGAATAGTAAGTATTGGCGTACAAAAACGGCATTATTAAAACTTGTACAATACTATTATCAATACCTTTTACAAATTGTTCTGTTAGTGTATGCATTACATGAACAAAATAAACTGAATGTAGTTTAGGTAAAGTAACTTCATTTTCAATCAAATCAACCATAACCTCAGTAGTTTCTTCCAAATCTTCTTCATCAACAATAGTCAAAGTTAATTGCAAACTGAAAGCTAAGTAATCAGCAATCTCATCTAATTGTGTATCTAATGGCTTACCTGGTTGTTTCTTCCAATTTTTAAAAAACTCAAGTGTGTTAACCCACTCCGCAAATTCAATAATCATACTAGCTACTGTGTCATTTAAATTTCTAGTCGGTATTCTATCGTCGAACTTCTTTTGTATTTGTAATAACTCTTGTAACTGATCAATTGTTAATGTGTTAGTCATTTTCCTGTTCCTCCTCATATTTATAGACAACTTGACCTGCCATAATCCCTACTGCTTCATCAAGTTCAATATCTTCTTTGAGTGCATCTTGCATAGCATTAGGTAAACCCTCAAGTATTTCATCAAACGCTTGCGCTTTCTTATACACGTCTTCAACCTCTTTTAGTAAGCCCTCTGTGTCATTACCGTTATACGCACTAGCACTAATAACGGACTGTTCGATTTTTTCGCGATTATTCATTTGTGTCATCCTCCATAAAAATTTTATTGTTTAATTCCATTCCGAATTTAACTCTTTCATCATCGTTACCGAATTCGTTTATTAAATCTTTTTCAACGCTCTTGCAATACCTATCCCATGCGCTTGCTTTCTTCTCCAGTTCTTTGTTACAATCTCGTAACTTCGCTATATCCCCAATAAGCTCATCTCGTTGCTTCTTGTACTCTTCACGATCTTTTAATGCTTTGTGAAGTTTATCTAATAACTTGTTAGAGTTAGTACAAAGATTTTTATATTGTTCATCTGATAAGGTGAACGTCATCTCATAACCTCCAATAGCATCTCATTTTCAAAAATATTTCCAACAATTTCAATAATATCGTCATTTTCACTTAGTAATTCAGTTACATTGCTAAAAGTTATATAAAAGGCTCCTTCTTTAAACTCGATAAAACTTACTTCTCTCGAATAACAATCTTGAACAATATCCCCTTCATAAATCTCCACACCGTGCACATCTTTAAATCCTGTGTATTGTAATAGTTTTACTTCATTGAAACTTTTATAACCTGTTGAAATCAAAATGTACCCACTATTAAAATCGATTTCGTCAATAATACTCATAACTTTTTTATCTTTATCCCAAGCTTTAAATTTCAACATCATACTAGCAACTCCCCATCTTTCCAGATTAACGTCATAGTTAGGTCATCGTTTAAGATGTAGAATGCTTTGGTAGGCACACATCTGCCATATAAACATTCTTTTATACTAGTGTTCTCATATAGTGTAGAGTTATAGTCTCCTTCTTGAATCTCGAATAATTCAATCAACCTATCAACCTTAGTCTCTTCCGTTACTTCTTTTTCAATATCAACTATGAAGGGGATATCAATTGGAATAAAACTTGACGTCGAACACTTATTTGTATTTGGATGAAAACGAACGAATCCATCACTAAATCCTGTTGAAAAAAATATTTTTCCTTGTGATAGATCCGGATTTTCTCGCGCCCATTTAATTAATTCATCTAATCTCATTTCTTTTTTAACTTTGATTTTCATTGTTATATCTCCTCTTGAACAGTAAATTTATCGTTAATTGATACGTATCCAGTCACATTACATAAGATGCTATCAACATCAAAAGTCACACAACAGTTGCGTTCAACATCATTTGAATAGAATCTTTTATTACCTGATAACTTGGGGTTATCCCAAGCCCATTGGATAAGTTCAGGTAAATTCATTTCTTTTTCAATTTTGATTTTCATTGTTTCCGCCCTTTTAAAATAAAGTTAGTTGCTTCTGTTCCTCATATTCCAAATCACTTTGCTTTATATATGTTTCAAGCTCTTCCGCTGTATCAAATGTCTTTTTCACACCTTGCCAACCTGGCACGATATGACCGTGAAAGTAATAAGTGCCATTTACTACATGGATATGTGCCACTCGTTCGTTATCCTGATACAGATATCTCTTAGAGCCGAAAAATTGGTTTAAGCGTTCTTTACGTGCGCTATCTGTCATGGTCGTCACTCCCACAAATCAAATGCTCTTTGGACGTAAAACTTCGCCTTTGCTAAATCCTCGTGTCCGTTTTTCAACGGTGCTCTAGACAAGTATTTGATTGCATTACCTATTGCGAATGCTAATTGTGGTGGATACTGTGCCGTTACTTGTTCGATAAAATCTATAATTTCAATGTCTCCGTATGTGTAATGCGACGGCTGCTTAACATTATCTTGCATTTCGTTCATATCTACTTTCCTGTTACTGATTACGCTCATTATGCTTCACTCCATTTCTTGAACATTTGGTTATAAGTGACATCGAACCAGTACGGATCACGTGAATGTTTTTGAGGCACATTAAACAAATGTGGCTTCTTTCTTCTTAGCTCAGCTTCTTTCTTTCGCTGTCTTTCCAATTTACGTTCTTTGCTCTCTCGCTCCATGATTTTGGATAACACAATTTCTTTATACTCAGCTAAGCGCATACCATAAGGTGCATGTAAGGCTTCTAACAACGCCCAGCCACCTCGTACTCTTTTTGCAACCATTCCTGGAGTTAAACCATTCTTTTTTATCAATTCATTTTCATGTTCGGTAAATTTATATGGTTTACCGTTAATCTTTACGATACTCATTTATTCCACCTCTGTATTTATCCTGTGTTAAAATTTTTAAAGCTCATGTTTTTTTCTCTGGATGTTATTTATCCTAAAAAGTATTAGTGTGTCTTTTTGGTCGTTTTTCGCCCTATATTCACGAGCACTAATGACCAAAAGCTCTTTTTGCTCTCTCAGATAATTCTTGTCGTCGCTCTTCAGACATTAATTTTCTAAAACCTATTGCGCTTTTAGGTAGTTTCGCCCTAACCAATACCGCAGTCCCAGATTCTAATCGTTCCAATACCTCTACATCATCGCCGTACAACTTTGTCATTCTAGTAATATGTGTCGGTACCGATGAGTAAGCAATCCATTCTTGATTTTCGTAATCATAGTTCAATGTCGTTTCTCGGTCTTCTCTTGAATAACCGTCGCTTACAGTTTTTGTTTCTTTGGTAATTCTTGCCATTTATTCCACCTCTATATTTACGTTTCTAATTTTTAAATTGTCATACTCTAGTATTTCGTTAGGATTGTTATATAAGTAATCTGCCAGCGCATCTTTTTCGTTATCCACATCACCAAAATGCTTATATTCAACTTCTGTAGGTATTCTTATATCAATCGTTGCGTTTATATATGCTTGTTGTTGCATTAGATCACTTCATTTCTCTTTTGCGTTCTCGTCTTGCTTTAATTAATTCCTCGTAAGTAATCCATGTTTTGCCTGTGTACTTAGGTGCTTTACATATCCACGTTAAATTCACATCTCTATACTGATATCTGAATATCTTCGCTTTGATGTTGGCAACTTCAGTCGCCTTACCTTTAACATCTAAAACTTCGACCAGTTTGCCATCCTTCCACAAAGAGAAATCAGCTATATACGTAATCGGTCTTTGTTTCCCAAATTTAGGTTGTAGTTCGAATTTCGGTTGTATTTCGATACGATCATAGTTAGTGCCATTCATATTACTTTCTAAATATTGGTAATATTCACACTCTACTTTGCTATCAAATACAATTCCTTTGTACTCAACTTTCTTAGCGTTGTATTTACTCATCGTCCACCTCTAAATATCAAATATCGTTGCTTGTAAACCTAGCTCTTGCTCATATAGAAGTCCGTGAGCGCCTTTAAATCGTTTTAGGTCACTATCAGTCATAATTTTCTTTTCGTCGCTGAAATGGGCTCCTGTGAGCGAATAAACTTCATTTACGTTGTCTTTATACTTGATGACCTTAATATCTTCCGTGCCATCTTCTCGGTATAAGTAATATTTTTCTTTCGGCATTTTTAACACTCCTTAATGTGCGTTTTCTTCCAATTGATTTCATTCATAATTTTCTCTTCAACTCTGTCGTAATCATCGAAAGGCGATAACTCGTTATTGTCTAACAATCTGTTGACTGCCCAACCAGTCTCGATATATACATTTGCTACAATCGGGTCGCTTTGCTTTGTCTCTTCATACATCGATTTCAATAAGCTTTTGAATTGCATTATATTCATGTGAAAAACCTCTGAGTCTTCTTGTAATACTCAAATTCAATTATTCCGGTTTCGCCGTCTTTGTTTTTGGCTATGTTACATTCAACAATAGATTTGCCAGTGATACTGTCATCTTCGTCACGGTTATAATAATCATCACGGTAAAGTAGCATCGCTAAACTCGCATCTGCTTCTATTCCGCCTGATTCTTTCATGTCCGATAGCATTGGTCTTTTATCCTGTCTAGACTCGACACCACGATTCAGTTGTGAAAGTAGTACGATGATTGCGCCTGTCTCGTTAGCGATTATCTTTAAGTCACGTGATATCTTTTCTACTGCTACACGTCTATCAACTTTCGCATCAGTATCCATCAGTTGAAGATAATCTATAAAAATAACTTGTTGCCTGTCTGAATGCCTCATTGCTTGCGCTCGCACATCTTGCGGTGTGATATTACTTTTATCAGAAATATCGATGCCTAATTTCATGATTTTATCCATCGCATTCGTTAACTTTGTTAAGTCATCCGGCGTTAAGTTCCTGATTTCTTTTATCTTTGTTAACTCAATACCAGTAATTGTTGATAACATACGTTTCAATACTGATGTGCCAGTTGTTTCGAGACTAAAGAAAGATGTTTTGTATCCATTTTGTGCTATGTTCAGCATCATGTTTAATGCAAAACCTGTCTTACCCACTGAGGGACGCGCTGCGATGACGATTAATTGCGACGGCTCCAATCCCCCTATTTTGTAATCCATGAGCTTATAACCCGTCTTAATTTGCTTCTTAGGGCTATCGCTGTATAACTCATCGACAAACTCCTCAACAAACTTCTTGGTTCCGTCTTCTTTTCTGTTAGTAATTGTTTTTAAATCCTTGAGTTCATCAATCAAGTTATTAAAGTTTTGGTTCGTAGGTTGTTGTTTGAACTCAGTTACTAATTCGTTAGCTTTGTTGAGCTGATAACTTTCCAATAATTCTTGTTGATAACGTTCAAAGAAGCCGTATCCAATGAAATCGGAGTTGTAAAGTTTAGTTATAGTATCTGCATCTAAAAATTCTTTATCTTTAGTTGCTTTTAAATAGATTTCTTGATGATCTATCTTTCCGACGTCCATTACATAATTGAAAAAGGTTTTAAACTTTTCGTTCGTAAACATGTAATCTTTAACTCTTATCTTTTCTAATACGTCCGGTTGTTTAAGTAGCGTAGCGATTATTGTACTTTCAATTTCGAATTGTCCGTAATTCATTCGTTTTCGCCCCCAAATTCTGCCAACTTATTCATGAACTTATCTAGCGCTATTTTTCTTTGTCTGACATATTCGGGGTCATTCTGCATTTTCCATTGGTGTGTAGCGGTTTCGTTATCTACTGGCTCGATAGATACTTTTTTAGGTTCCTTACGCATGATTGCTGGTAAGTTAGGCGGGTACGGGTTGTTACTGTTGATATAAACATCTACCGCTTTTACAGTTGGTTGATAATCTCCATTTTGACTTAATACATCAATCCACATTTCTAACTTCGGTTTATCAAAATCAATGTTGTATACGTACCTAACTTTTTTAATAATTTCTAATGCTTGTGTTTTGCTCATCGGCATTAGTCATCACTCAATTCTTTTTCCATTTGTGCTATGACATCATCAGTAGTTTCTTTTTTAGAGTTACGAGGTTTCAATTTGTTTTCAGCACTTTCTTTATCTGAAACGCCTTCTTTATTCCAGTTCTTTAATACAGTTAGTAAGTAATTCAGACCTTTGTTGTTTTCTTTGCAGTAATCGGTAGCGACTTTTACTATTTCGAACTGATCTTGCTTAAATGATTTAATTTCGTGTTCTAACTGTTCTGCTTTTAAAGGGTTTTGTATAATTTCTAAATTGGTACTAATATACTTAAATGACTTTGAGACGTCGTCTGTCTCTCTATGTTTGTTAGTCTCTGTGTAGTCTATGGTATTGGTCGGGTCATTTTGTCCTCTTGCATCGTGCCAATTTGTCCTCATCGTCGGGCCATTTTGTCCCGATGGTCGTGCCACTAGTTTGTTTAATGTTTCATAATTGATTGAATACCATTTTGTACGGTCAAATCCAGCCTTGTTGTAGTTACCTACATGCAATAAATTTTGTTTTTCTAAACTCCCAAATGTCCTTTTTATAGTTCTCTCGCTCCAAAATGGAAATTGTTTTTGCCATTCTGGATAAGAATTAAAAATCCAAGTTTTACCATCGTACTTATGTTTTGAGTTGTTTAACCAATAATGAATTTGTTGCAATACTATTGCTTCGTTTAATCCTATTAATTCAGCTAATTTCGGTAATACTTGTATCGGATAGTCATCTATTAGTAACTTATTCATTTTTCTCTCCTTTCAACATTTTGTTGAGCCTCTCATCAACTTTTATCCACGAGTCATGCAAGTGATATTTATCATCAAATGACTTAACGCCCATCGCGTGTTGCTGGTTATGATGTTCGCGACATAACGCTAATACATGTTTGTCATAGTGATTCATCTTATTTCTGTTCATGCCTCTGCCGACTGCTTCATAATGCGCTAGGTCAGCGTGAGGCTTTCCGCATATTACACAGTTGCGGTTAACAGTTGACCAGTATAAGAATGATTTATCTCGTTTCAGTAGATTACTCGTTTTGTAGCTAAGTGGTATGTCATTGTAGAACGTCCAGTCAAGCGTTGCTTCAATGATTTGACTTGCTTGTGTTCTCGTACAATTACTTAGTGAAATACGTTCATCATAGCCGTAGTAAGTCCTTACATACTCGATGAACATATGTCGCATATAGTCCATTGGTTGACCTGTATATTCTTCTATGTCTTTGACAAGCGCGAATATTTTTCGTCGTTGCTTGCCGGTAATTTGAAACGGATCTATGACGCTTACATCGACTTCCACATCAAATCCGTTATCAAGTAGTAATGTTTCTTTATTGCCTAATTCAACACCCGAGATGACAACTGTTGTTGTACCGTCATCTTGAGTGATATAACTAGTAATTTTCGGCATTTATATCAACTTCTCAAATTTATATTTATTACCATGTATATCAGTAACATCTTTGTGATTATTTTTTATTTTGTCGCTAATATAACTATGACTTCTGCCTAAGAATTTTCCTGCTCTACTCATACTTATAAATTCATATTCGATACCTAAATGATTAATAAGTTTTACAGCCATATTGGTATGCATTAATCCTGTTTCAAATGCATGCCTATTATTTTCCAAGTGATTACACCATTCAAGATTTTCTACATTGTTATTTTTGGGGTTCCCGTCAATATGGTTAATACAATTTTTACCTTCTATCATTGGTATAAAGGCGAATGCCACTAATCTGTGGACTAAAAAATCTTTGCGTTTACCATTTTTCCAAAGGGTTACTCTTACATCTCGACCATTAGGTGTTTTATCTTTTAAATAACGCTGTTTCCAATGCCTCCATTTTTGATAACGGTTAGACCAAGTAACTTTATTTTTGTGAGTTCTAACTCTACCTTTACTGCTTACTTCGTATATGCCCTCGTAACCTACAACATCTTTCCATAATTCGTTCATCTAACGCCTCCTAAAAAGGAAGATCCTCTATAGAGTCTGCGTTGTTATCAAAAGGATTATTACCAGTTTGAGTTTGTCTTTGTTGATGATAATTGTTGTTTGGTTGTTGGTTGTTATTCTTCGGTTCTAAGAATTGAACACTGTCCGCTACTACTTCTGTCACAAATACACGTTGCCCGACTTTATTTTCGTAGCTACGTGTTTGTAGTCGCCCGTCTACACCTGCCAGCGACCCTTTAGAAAGGTAGTTTTTAACATTTTCAGCTTGTTTCTTGAACACTACTACGTTTATAAAATCTGCTTCACGCTCGCCTTGAGCATTCGTGAATGTTCTGTTTACTGCCAATGTGAATGTACCTACATTTACGCCATTTGGCGCGCTTCTTAATTCTGGGTCTTTTGTTAAGCGTCCTACTAATACTGCTCTGTTTAACATTATTGTTTCTCCTCACTATCCAATTGTTTTAATCCCGCATCTAATTTTTGGTGTGCTTCTGCGATTTGTTTTTGACTCAATTTATTAATGTTAGAGATTTTTAGCCATCTCATCGTTTTATCGATAGTTGCATCTCGCCCTTTTTCCTGAGATAAGTTCACAAACTGATTTATACGCTCTTCTAATTCTGTAATATCGTTGTCACTTGCACTTGGTAGTTCTTCGCCGTTGTAAATATATAAGCCTAGACCATGCAAAGCCGAAGCTTTAACGAAACATCGTTTTTGCGCTTTGTTGATATCAAAAGTTGTTGCACTACCTTTAGCAAGCGATTTATTTCTAAAGTCCAATACTGGAAGCCACTCAGTCTCTGTACTATCTTTCACAGTCACAGATACCTGTACAAAATAGCCTTCTGGTGTAGCCAAATAAGGTACAAAATAATTTTCTGTGTTAATATCTGGATGTGGAAACTCGTGTACTTTTACTGTGTAGTTTGGGTCAATCTTTTTCAGCTCTTGGTGTGCATATGACCATGCTAGATAAGTTAATCCATTTTTTTGTTCTGTATGATCATTCACGTTTTTACTGTTCAACTGTTCAAATAATGTTTGTTCAGTCATGTTCTACCTCCTCGTACTCAATAGTTTCTGTCACTGTTTTCTTGATTGCTTTGTGATAATCCATATTGATACTCGCTTCTTCCATACCGTTAAACTCCCTAGCTCTATTTCTATTTGTGGAGTAACTAATATCTGAATTGTTATCGGTTGGTTTGTTAGTTATATAAATTGGCATATCCCTATGACGAATGATATAAGTTACAGTCTGCTTCATAGCGACCTCCTACCATCTCATGACTAAGTTAATTAGTCTGTCCTGTTCGTCTGTGTTCTCTTCAATCCATTCATCTATCGCTTGGTTGAATAAGTCTGATGCCATATCTAAGTCATTCTCATCTACGACATAAGCATGTTTAATTGGTACGTTGTTCATATCTTTAACTTGTATTGATATGCCCATATGACCTTTTAAAATGAATAGCTTAAAATCGAATCCGTTAACATGAATATTTTTGCGTATCATATCGCCTATTTCGTAATACATTGTTTTAGTCCTCCTTTTCGTCATCAATACCGAGAAATTTTTGTGATTTACACATTTGGAGAACATTGACAATGTCTTTATAACTCTTAGTGCTATCCAATAAGGAAGCAAGATCGAAAGTATGACCAATCACAGAACTTGAACCTGCTAAATAATCTCCGTCGATAACTCCTATTGATGAGAAAAGTAAAATATCAAATTTACTTTCTCCCTTAATTTCTTTCGCTAATTCATACAATTCTCCGCTTTTTTCAGATAATAAGTCTTTTATTTCGTCCTGAGTCATGTCTTTATAATTTTTAGTCATAGTTGACTTCCTCCTTGTTTCGTTTTATATTTAACTTGAAATTTTTCTTAAGTGCTTGATACTGTTACTTGTTGGCGCAAGTAGCAGTTTTTTTATTCTTCATAAAAATATTCCTTATAGAATATGAATGTTGCGATACTTGCGAATCCCGCAATTGACCATGCTGTAGTGAAGTATAGAAACGGCATGAGTACAATCGCTAAGACTGTGAAGCACAGTACTGCTAATAGGTAGCTTTTATAAGTTTTACTCATTTTCTTTTTTCAACTCCTCCATTATTCTCTGGTCTGATAAGTCGTGATAAGGGAATTTTTTCCTAGCTAATTGGACGGGTATTCTGCCTCGTATCGCAATGTATCCTTCATCTTCAAGCTCTTTATTCAGTTCTCTTATTATTTGTCCTGCTTTGGATTTAGAAACAGATAAAATTACCGCAAGTTCTTTAGCTTGCAAACTATTTTTCATCATATCTTTTCCTCCTTTTTATTTTTGTGTTGTGTATAATTTAGTTATCTCCTAGTGAAAGGAGGTGGATAATATGTCATATAGTGAATATGAACAGCTTTACTATAAAATTGTTAATGAAGCTGATGAACTATACGGTGGTCAAAGTGAACACTTCAAGAAGAACCTTCAAAAACTTACAGAGAATGCTGATGAAGGTGTTTCCAGTGAAAAGATTTACTCTACCGCTTTACATGAATCACTTGAGTACCAACGAAACTTCATCTTCTTAGAATTAGGTAAGGTTCTCTTTAGTGAAGTCAGAAAATGCCTTAAGTAGTTTTATTCCTGAATCAGGATCACTGTGTCGCTCAATCGTTTCTGCTGTAGATTCTTTACTAAAATCATTTCGATTGATTACAGGCTTTCTCGTATTTCGTTCAATCTTCCAAACCTTCCAAGTCACAACTGCCATTGTGATGAGGAGGGTTGTTTTGTATAGTGTGTTCATTGATAATTCCTCCTATTAAGATTTTTATTTTTCTCCTAAAAACTTATTAACAAAGTATTGTTGTCCTTTGCCTGTTACTTTTGGCGTCTTACTAATTGATGTGTGACCGTCCGAATGTGTGATTGATGTTTCTTTAATTTCGAATAACTCACGTTCCATTGAATACTGTGTAGGCATGTTATAATCCACACCCTTGCGTTTAATAAGGAATCCGTTTTGACGTAACCACTCAAACAATCTGCGTTGCCCGATGTTTATACCGTTTTGTTTAATGATCTTTGCTAACTCTCCAACTAAAATTGATGTCTTAGTAGTAGCTACTGCATCTGCAAATACAATTTTTGGTTTATCACGTTCAATCTTTGTTTCTAATTGATTGATTGTGTTGTTAGCAATTTTTAAAGCACGTTGCATAATCATTTCTGGACTGTTCCATGCTTTTTCAACTTGGATGAAATATTGTCTTGCACGTTTACCGGGTTCACTACGTTGAATCATTGCGATTTCTTTTGCAGTGTCTAGTGTGAGTGCGTGGTCAATATAGTGAGTCATATTGCCTTGAGCTGTTGCTCTTTTTTGAGCGATAGCTGTGTAATCTGTATTTTCTTCAAATCCGTATTTAAGCATTCTTGGAAACCAATCTTTATATGCCGTCTTAACTTCTAATGCTTGATGAAGTTCTCGACCGCTGATTGCGATTTCTCCATTTTCTTTTTCTTGTATGTTGAACATTCCGCCGATGTTCGATTTTGTCTGTAATGCTTGCATAATGTTTATGCTCCTTTCGTGTATAATTTATTTATCGCTACTGCGATGGTGGGTGGTGATAAGATTGAAAACTAACTATAACTTTAGTATCAATGTTAGAAATGCCGGTAAGTTTGAAGAAACACCATGTGAATTTGTAGATGGTAGCAAAGGTGTTCGATTAGCTTACGAAAATGGTTTGGTCGTAACAATCCACGTTGACGGCAATAATATTGATATACGTTCAAGTCACCTATTAATTTTGGTTGATGAAAACCCTTTAACTTTTGATGTTGATATGAATACAAAAAATCCTAAATAATTTTTTTACCATCAACAGTTAAAGACAATGTATTTTTATTTTGGAGATGTAAGAGGTCTATTGTCGTTAGTAATTCCTCTTCGCTCCATTTTTCTTTTTCTGCTAGTTCGATGATTTTTACTGCTATTTCATGAATCTTTTTTAATTCTTGCATTTCAGTTTCCTCCTATTAAATCGTTTGTTTTTCTTCGACTAAAACGTATTTAAAATACGATTCGTCTTTTAAAAAAATAATCTCATCAATAGAGATATCTAATGTCTTAGCAATTCTAAAAGCATCTCTAGGTTTAATCATTTCTGGGTTGTTTTCCCAAATGTTATAAGTAGACGGTGAAATGCCAAGTTTTTCTGCGAAAGATGACTGGGTGTAACCTTTTCGTTTTCGCCATTCATCTAATTTCAAACTATGTTTGATGTAGTTCATTTTTTTACCTCCTTGTTAAGTTCTGACTAAAGTATATCGTAATTTAAATACGATTGCAAGTATTTTTCGTAATTATTTTTCAAAATTGCGTATTTTTATTTTGTTAAATCGTATTTTAAGGGTTGCAATTACGATTTTTCATAGTATAATAAAAGTGTAAAAACATTATATATAAGGAAGGAAAACAAAATGGCTTTCAAAAATTCCATAAAAGAAATCAGATTGAACAATAGATTGTCTAAAGTTGAGATGGCTAGAAAATTAGATGTTTCCGAAGGTACTATAAGAATGTGGGAAAGTGGAAGAACTGAACCTAGAATGGGTATGGTCGAAAAAATTTCAAGTTTGTTCAATGTTTCTAAAGGTTATCTCTTAGGAGAAATTGAAGAAATTGTTTTACCAGAATTTGATAGCGAAATCGAGGTTCCATATTTCGGTAAAGTTTCTGCTGGAAATTTCGAGGAAGTTGCAATTGATAATGAAAAATTAAAAGTTCCACCATTTGCTTTTAACGGTCGTAAACCTAGCGAATGTATAGCACTAAAAATAAACGGAGATAGCATGAATAAAATACTTGCTAACGGTTCTTATATAATTGTCCATGATTATAGAAAGTCTTGTGATCATAAACTTAACAGCAATGACATCCTTGTATTACGTCTAGGTGGTGAATATACAGTTAAGCGTGTGAGACGTACTGAAACAAAACTACATTTAGACCCAGTAAGCTATTCAGATGAATTTAAAACTAATTCTTACGATTTAGATTCTATTGATGAAATCGAAGTGATAGGCAAAGTTATTTATAACTATCGTATTTTTGATTAATAGCGCCTATGTGGCGCTTTAATATATAAAGTAAGCAAAGGAGAAATTAAAATGACAAATATAGATTGGATAATCACCTCTAATAGAGTATTCAACAATCCAAGTAACAATTTATTAATCGATGAGCCTATAACAAGCATTTCGCTGTTTAATGTTCCTAGTCAATATACCTTCACAATATCTTTTGGAATCTCAAATATAGATCTAAATGATGTACAAACTATAAATCTTAGAATTGGAAATTTAGATACGGAAAAAGAAATTGTTAACGCACCTTTATATATAGATAAAGCAAAGGAAAACGAAGTGAAAAACAAACGTGCTAACGGACTTGTAGATTTTGTTTCAACCGTTACATTGAATAATTTCCTTTTCGAAGAAACAGGTAATCATTATATAACAATGAAGTTGGGCGAAAGCACTCAGACTTGTTATTTTAACGTCATGTTAAATCAGGAGTTAGAAGATGGAAAATAAAAAGTATCACACTGACGCAGCTAGACCTAATTTTCAAGTTGTAGATGATAAATATAAAGAATCTTTACTTAACAACATTCGCCAGAATAATGGTAAAATGAAAGAAAAAGGTAACTATTCTGGAGGTGGTAAGATGAATGGAAAATATATTACCAAAGAAGTATTTGAACAGTTTGAAAAGCGTATAGACAATAAGTTAGATTCTTTACCTGACAGAATGGCTGATAAAATGGATGCTAAAATAAGCGGTTTAGAAGCTAGGCAGACAAAATGGTTTGTAGGAATAGCTATAAGTACAGCTATTGGTGGTTTAAGTCTGATAGTAGGAGCAGTAGGATTGATCGTCAACTTATTTATATAGAGGGTAGCCCGCCTACCCTTATTATTTTTTTGCCAATTTTGAGGAGGGAGAAGCAAAATGCCAGTATATAAGAATGATAATACAGGTAAATGGTATTTTTCCATTAGATATAAAGATGTATACGGTAATAACAAACGTAAGATGCAACGCGGTTTTTCAACTAAGCGTGAAGCTAAGAGAGCAGAGGCTATTTTTTTGAATGACGTAAACGAAGGATATAGCGATTCAAAAACATTTGATTATGTTTTTCATCACTATTTAGAAAATAGCGATTTGAGACCTAAAACAAAACGACGCAAACAAAATGAATATCATAAACACTTTAAAGCTAAGTTCGGGCACATAAAAATGAATAAGATAACACAAAATCAATGCCAAGAGTTTCGTAAATATCTAATAGAGAATGTAGCATCAACAAATTCTGCTCGTACAATTTGGTCAGGTTTTAAAGTTGTAATTAATTATGCCAAAAAATACTTTGGATTACGTACAGATCCAACAATATCAATTAAACCTATTCCGCGTGTAAAGCCAAAACCTAAGTTTATGATGCGTGAAGAATTTGAAGAAAGAATCAAAGACATTGAAGAGCAAGATTACAGAGAGTTATTTACATTAATGTTTTATACAGGTTTAAGGATTGGCGAAGCTATGGCTCTTGTTTGGACAGACTACAATAAATACAAAAAAGAGATATCCATAAATAAAACAATGGACATCTCTAATAGAACTATATATCCGAGACCAAAAACAGATAGTTCAGAGGATATTGTTCCTTTACCTAAATTCATCAATACAATGTTAACTGAACGACATCAACGTGAAAAAGAGTTAAACAAATATTTTGATGAACGTAGTTATTTTATTTTCGGAGGAATGGCTCCCAAACATTACAGTCATGTTCAAAAGAAATTCCAAAAAGCTTTCCCCCATTATAACATTCACGCGTTAAGACATTCTTATGCATCTTATCTTGCAAATAATGGTGTAGATATTTTCGTTTTACAGTCACTCATGAGACATGCTCAAATCACTGAAACGATGGGCACTTACAGCCATTTATATACTCAGAAAAAACACGATGCAATAGCCATTTTTGACAAGTAA